AAGAATCAAGTTGTAAAGACTATGATGCAGATTTAATAATATCCGAGCACAGTTTAGTAGATGGGTTTGACTATACCTATTTAGATAACGTTACAGTTAAAGGAAAATCGGAACCAGTTAAGATATATACTATCACCAAGTGAAAAATATATCTTGACATGAAGTTCCAATTTTGCTATAATTTACACTATAGAATTTTTAATTCAAAGAACTGGGGTAACTTACATGAGTACAGAAACAACAAGAAATTCTGAAGATATTACGGAACTGGATAAGAGAATGTCAACACACGAAGTACAGTGTGATGAACGCTGGAAGACTTGCTTTTCCAGGCTTGACGATTTAGATTCCAATATCAGCAGACTAGAAACCATAGCAATAGGCGCTTGTGGTACCATTATTGTGGGCAGTATGGGTGTAATTATCAGCATCTTAATGATGCACAGTTAAATAGGAAAAAGACATATGAAAAATAAATTTTTAGCATTACTACTATCAGTATGCACATTGCCTGCCTTCGCAGATTTTAGCGGAAGCGTAGGCTATACTTCCGATTACATGTGGAGAGGAGTTTCTCAAAGTATGGGAAGTGGCGCTATGCAAATAGACTTAATGCTTGAAAAGAATGGTCTATATGGTGGTGTATGGGCTTCACAAGTTGACTTTGCAGACGAAGCTACTTACGAAATGGATTTCTATGGCGGATATAAATTAAACTTATCTGACAAGTGGTCTGTAGATGTAGGTGTTCTACAATACAACTGGGACAAAGGGTATGACGATGTCGAAGAATTGTTTGTAAAAAGTAATTTTAAAAATGTTTCATTTGCATACTATGTAGATTTAGATAATTCAGATAGAGATTATATGGAAGTAGGCTTAGGTTTACCTTTCATTAAATTTGTAGATGTATCTATAAACTACGGTATGTTTGATTCAGAAAATGATTTCTGGGCAATGAACATGGTAAAATCTCTTGGTAATTGGGATATCTCTTTGTATATGACAGAAGATGTTAGACAAGACCAATTTATGGATAATGCTTCATTAGGATTATATTACAATTTCTAAATGGCATATTCGCAGAAAGTAGTCGACAGATTTGAAGACGTACTAAGAAACCCTGCAAAACACTCGGTCGGTAGGTTTGACCCTAAAGACCCAAACGTTGCAACAGGTATGGTGGGAGCACCTGCCTGTGGCGACGTAATGAAACTAGACCTAAAGCTAGACGAAAACGATAGAATACTAGATGTTAAGTTTAAGACTTATGGTTGCGGTTCAGCAATCGCTTCTTCTACAATGTTTGTAGAAATGCTAACAGGTAAAACCATAGCGGAAGCCAAACTAATAAAAGACAAGGACATAGCAGATGCCCTTGAGCTTCCTCCAATTAAACTGCATTGCTCTGTATTAGCAGAGGGTGCAATATCAAAAGCAATTATAGATTGGGAAGCAAAGAAAGCACACAGGCTACACAATGGAGGCCCTGAATGATGGAAAACGAATATCAAACTAAAGACATGAAAGCAACAACTGAAGCACCTAAAGTAGAGGCTCCTAAAGTAATTAAAGAGGGAGAACTATATGAAGAAGGTGGAAGATGGAAGTTCAAACTTAATGGTGATGTGTATCAATACAAAACTAAAGAACTTGCAACTGTTGGATTAGACTCACTTAATGGCTAAGATAAAGGCTCAACTAAAAGCATTTATAAATAAACTCGTTAAGTTTTACTACTGGTTTATTGATTGGTTTATTGTCTATGAAGAACTCACAGTAAGTTATAACTCTACATACGGAGACGCAGACGACCAACACTTTGTAGTAAGAAAGTTCTATAAAAAACAGCCTAAATTTTTAAAATTTAAAACTAGAGAAGGTGATATAGTAGAGATACGTGGAGCTGAAGGACTTAATTACAGGATATCACAATTATGAATCAATTACTTATAGGAATAATACTAGTACTCAGTTTAGGTAGCTACTATTTATACCAAGAAAATCAAACATTAACATCAAATAATTTATTATTAGAAGGTGCAGTAGCTTCTCAAGAAGAAGCAATAGCTACTTTACAATCTGACTTTACTTTACAAGCAGGGCAACTCCAAGAGATGACTGTCAAAAGCCAAGCAGCACAGAGAGAATTGAATAGATATACTCAATTTATACAAAATTACGAATTGGCAGCAAAAATAATTGCAGACCCAGTTACAATGGAGAGGAAAATAAATAATGGTACAAAACACATTATGGAAGAAATCGAGAAACTTAGCGGTACCGTTGATGACCTTGATGATGGTTTGCAGTTGCAGCCTAATTCCAACTAAACAAATAGAAATAACAGCAAAGCCATTGGATAGAACCATAGTTCAACCAGTGATGCCAAGAGAGATTGACTTACAAGACCCAACGTGGATTGTTGTTAATCCTGATAACTGGGAAGACCAGTTAGCTAGAATAGAACAGCAAGAAGGAGAACTAGTTTTTCTCGCAATGACTATACCAGATTATGAAGTGATGGCATATAATATGCAGGAACTAAAAAGATACATCACAGAACTTAAGGACGTCGTAGTATACTATAGAGAAGTTACTATGCCACCTAAAGATGAGCCTAGCAAAGACTAGACTTGAAATGTGCAGTAGGTGTCCCTACTACACACGCTTAAAGGTTTGTAAAGTATGTAAATGCTTTATGCCTTTGAAAGCAAGAGTTAAGAAGGCAAGTTGCCCTCTTAAGCTATGGGAGAGATAGCATGATGGAATTAATAGGATATGTAACAATGATTGTTACGGTGTCAAGCATAATTGCGGCTTCAACGCCAACACCAAAAGACGACGTATGGATTGGAAAGCTGTATAAATTTATAGACTTACTAGCTCTTAACATCGGCAAGGCTAAGCAATAATGCCTAAGGGTAAAGGCACTTACGGTAAAGTAAGAGGAAGACCTAAAAAGAAAAAAGGGAAAAAGAAAAAGGGCATGAAACACCATGGCTGTTCGTAGAAAAAGGCGTAAAGCAACTAAAGCTAAAAAACGTAATATACCTACTAACAAAAAACTGTATGCAAGGATAAAAGCAAAAGTTAAAAGAAAATTTGCAGTTTATCCTTCTGCATATGCCAATGCATCTCTTGTAAAACAATACAAGGCTGCAGGAGGTAAGTACAGACGTGGCTAAAACTGGATTAAAAAAGTGGTTTGGTCAGAAATGGGTAAACATAGGAGCCAAAAAGAAAAATGGGAGTTACCCTAGATGTGGTAGACCTAAAGCTAAGTTAAAAGGCAGAGGATATCCTAAATGTGTACCAGCTGCAAAAGCTGCCCGAATGAGTAAAAGTCAGATTAAATCGGCCGTAAGGCGGAAGAGGTCTAAGAAGCAGGGCGTTGGTGGGAAACCCACCATGGTAAGAACTGCAGCAAGGAGGAAAAGCCGTGGCCGTTAGAAAGAAAAGAACTGTCAGACGTAAAAAAGACTCAAGATTGAAAAGAGTGGGCGTATCAGGATATAATAAACCAAAGCGTACGCCCAATCACCGAACAAAGTCCCATGTAGTTGTAGCAAAAGTTGGAAAACGAGTTAAGACTATAAGATTTGGGCAACAAGGTGTGTCAGGAGCAGGAAAATCTCCAAAATCAACGGCACAAAGAAAACGAAGAGCTTCATTCAAAGCTCGTCACGCTAGAAATATAGCTAAAGGCAGAATGTCAGCAGCATATTGGGCAAATAAAGTAAAATGGTAAATAAAATTAAAGAAACAGCTTTAAAAGTTTGGAACATAGTAAATGGTAAAGACAAAAACCTAGACGGTAAAGTCGATATTAAAGACGCAATGTTAGCAGCTCAACAAAAAGCAAAGAAAAAACAGGAGAAGTAAATGAACTACAGATTATACGCAGTGGAAGCTGCCTGTGGTACTAATGTTGGAGCAGCCTCTACGTTTTCAGATGCAACTGAAGTAAGACTATTTAATAATAGTAATGCCAATCAGTTAGTGACTGTAGCAAACGCAGCAGATACAACCTTAGGCACAATGACACTAGCAGATGGAGAAGTAACATTCCTCATGAAAGACCCAACTGACCAAATATTTGCTGGAGCAGCAACTGTATTAGGTACACCAGTTAAATATAGCTAATGGTAAATCATTGGCTAAAAGACGTTGCAGAAACCGCAGAAGTTACTCTTGATGTATTAAACAAGAAAGCTGAAAGACGCGGTACTGTAACTCATGCTGATGAAACAGTACAAAGTTTATGTATGGGGTATCTTTACCTTTTAAATTTGTGCGACCAATATGAACTATTGGAAAGACGTGATGTAGAAACACTCACAGAAGTAATTAAAAAACATACAACGATTCACTAAACATGTTAAACATCAGCAGAACAGATATTATTAGCTCTGAATTAATGGATTTTGAAGCAGCTGAAAGGTTCATCAAACTACCTATATCAGAGTATATGAACTTATTAGGTATAGAACCTAATAGTTCGCAAAAGGCATTAATCAATGCCATAAACAACCCCAAGTATAGATTCGTGTGTGCCGCCTTATCAAGGCGTCAGGGTAAAACGTATATAGCAAATGTCATTGGACAGCTTGTATCACTCGTGCCAGGCTCTAACATATTAATTATGTCACCGAACTACTCTCTTTCTCAAATTTCTTTTGACTTACAAAGACAACTGATAAAACACTTTGACTTGGAAGTAACAAAAGATAATGCAAAAGATAAAGTTATAGAACTATCTAATGGTTCTACTATACGAATGGGCTCTGTGAATCAGGTGGACTCTACAGTGGGTAGAAGTTACGACTTAATAATCTTTGACGAGGCAGCACTAGCTGATGGCAAAGATGCATTCAATGTGGCACTCAGACCAACATTGGATAAAGAGAACAGTAAAGCAGTATTTATTTCAACTCCAAGGGGACGAAACAACTGGTTTGCGGACTTCTACCACAGAGGGTTTAGTGACGAGTTTGACGACTGGGCATCAATCCAGGCAACGTATCATGAAAATCCTAGAATTAGTGATAATGATATATCAGAAGCTAAAAAAGCAATGTCTCAAGCAGAATTTGCACAAGAGTACTTAGCTGACTTTAATACTTATGAAGGACAGGTATGGAATTTCAATTTTGAAACTCAAGTAGGAGACTTTGAAAGATTAGATACTAGTAAAATGGACGTATTTGCTGGCCTTGACGTAGGTTACAAAGACCCAACAGCTTTATGCGTACTAGCATATGATTGGGACGAGCAGAAATTCTATCTAATCGATGAGTATATGGATGCTGAAAGAACTACTGAACAGCATGCTATTGAAATTAACAGAATGATATCTAAATACAATATTGATTGGATTTATATTGATTCAGCCGCACAACAAACACGTTTTGACTTCGCTCAAAACTACGACATATCTACTATTAATGCGAAAAAATCAGTTCTAGACGGCATAGGACAAGTAGCAGGAATAATAGATAATGACACACTATTTATAGACCAAAGGTGTTCACAAGCATTATCATGCGTGGACCAATATCAGTGGGACCCCAACCCTAATTTACTACGAGAAAAGCCAAAACATAATATGGCAAGTCACATGGCAGACGCCCTGAGATATGCACTGTATACTTTTGAGACCTCCGCCAATACATTCTAAATATATGACCTACCAAAAAATAAATGTTGACATGAAGGTGAATTTTTGGTATAATTTTAACTAAATAGGAATTTATGGATTTAAAAAGAGATTTAGTCAAGTACGTACGAGACAAAGCGAAATCAGGATATCAAAAAGATACCCAATGCTTTATCTGCGGAGCTACAGAACCTTTAGAGTTTCACCACTTCAATGGAATGACTGAGTTACTATACACTTGGATGAAGGTTAACAAAATTACGATTACCTCAGCCGATGAAATAATGAATCTTCGAGAACAGTTTATTGAAGAGCACCTCTCTGAAGTATACAATGAAGCAGTAACACTATGTAAAACTCATCACATAAGACTGCATAGTATTTATGGCAAAAGACCAAAACTGGCAACAGCAAATAAACAAAAAAGATGGGTGGAGATACAGAGAGACAAATATGGCATGGTATGACAGATTCTTAGGAAGAAATGATGAGGAGAAACTAAATAGTTCTCAACCTTTCATTGCCCTAGAAGAAGGCATGAGTATTGATACTCGTGAAAAGAAAGAAAATTATCGTTCAGCGTACGAGGAACTAGAAGTAGTTAATCGTGCTGTCAATATGATTGTTGACGATAGTGCTGATATACCGTTTGAAGTTGGAGATAAAGTACAAGGTATGACTCCAATAGTGCCTAATGTTCGTAGAAGTCGTGTAGACTTACTACTAAATAAAGAGCCAAACCCTTTTCAAGATGTAAACACTTTTAAGAGAAATCTTATAATTGACTTACTAATTGATGGCAACATCTTTATATATTTTGATGGAGCCCACTTATATCATTTACCTGCTAATAATGTTACTATAGAGACTGATACTAGTACTTATATTAACAAGTATGTATATGATGGAGCTATAGACTACACCCCGAAAGAAATTATACATATTAAGGAAAACTCATTCAAATCAATCTATAGGGGTGTACCTAGACTCAAACCAGCATACAGAACTATGTATTTACTGGATAGTATGCGCAAATTTCAGGATAACTTCTTCAAGAATGGAGCAGTTCCAGGATTAGTACTAAAGAGTCCTAATACTCTTTCTGACAGAATAAAAGAAAGAATGTTAACAGCATGGGCAAATAGATATAATCCAAAAAATGGTGGTAGAAGACCACTTATATTAGATGGTGGATTAGAAGTAGATAGCTTAACTAAAGTAAACTTTAAAGAACTAGACTTCCAACCTTCAATAGCAGCTAATGA